CAGTTGGGCAGAGTATCAAGAAAAGATTAATCAACAAGATGTTAGCGTAACTTGTAAGCACTGTATTAATCAGGATGCCGCCGGTATAAAAAGTTCCAAGAATAACTTTTACAGTGACGAATTAGTCATCGGTGCATTCTTTGATAATATATGCAATTTAAAATGTGTTACCTGCGGTCCTAGTAATAGTACTCAATGGATCAAGGATTACCGCTTATATAAGCCAAAGCAGGATACTACAGCATGGAGTAAGCTACAAACCTATGCTCCTGCTAAATTAGACTTTATAAAGACCATTTTAGCTGACACAGAGTTTAATAAATTACGATTTGAATTATACGGTGGTGAGCCATTGATTGGCTCACAGAGCTTACAGTTCTTAGATTGGCTCTATGAACAGCCCTATGCTGACCGTACTACTATTGCTATTACTACCAATGGTACAACATACTTGCCCGACTTTGAACGTTACATTGATAAGTTTAATTGCAATATAATGTTTAGCATTGACGGCACAGGTCCCGAATTCGAATACCTTCGTACAAATGCAGTATTTGACCAGGTTCAGGCTGTAATAGATTCTTATAGAACTAATCTTCTATTAAAATTCAGTGATCGAGTTCAGATGAGTTTTAACTATACCTTGTCCTGGATGAATAGTCTACACTTCGCAGACTTTCATAATTGGGCAACTAGCAGATACCCTGAGATGGATATAAAGATATCTGTATTAGAAGGACCTGGTGGCTTTTCAATTAATGCACTGACCCCAGGTGTAAGAAAAAGTATTTGCGAATTAGCAGTTAGCAGGATGCCCTGTGACACTGACAGTAAGAACTTATATCAATTATCAATGCTGGCTAAAACTCCTTGGCAGGGTACGCAAGTGCTACAGTTTGGTCTCAGAGATTTAGAAAAGCTAGACAAAATACGTAATAGAAATTACAAGGAAACCTTTAAGGAAGTACTAGCTCTGATAACCCACTCATACGATAAGTACTAGCATAATAGGATTTCGCTGTGACCAAGAAAATTTGTATAATGATGACCAACAACCTCGAAGTATGGCAAGGAGGTGATGTAAAACCCTGCTGTATATACCGAGGTACCTGGGGCAATATCAACAACTACGACAAAATTGCAAATGTACAAGATAGCATTGCCAGCGAACTAACCACAGATCATCAAGGCTGTAGCATGTGCTGGGAACATGAGCGCATGGGCATAGAAAGCAAGCGCATACAGAATAACAAATGGTTAGACTTACATCGCCAAGGCGAAATTAAAGTTGTACCTAACATCTTAGAAATTAAACTCAGTAACTTATGCAATCTGGCTTGCACTACCTGTGGCGCAGAGTCTAGCAGTATATGGGCAAATAAACTAAACATTAAAGCAGAATTAAATCAATTTACTAAAAAAGGTGCAGAAGAACGTCTGGCAAATATGCTGGATCTAATAGAGCGCAGGGGTGTTAATACTCTTAACCTATTAGGTGGTGAACCTACTATGAATCCTGAAGCAAAGGCATTATTAGATCGATTGATAGAACTGGGATGGAACGATCGCATTGCTATACAGTTAGTAACCAACGGAGTAGACATTGAAGACTTTATGCTCAAGTATGCAGACAAGTTTAACTTCAATGTTAACCTTAGCTTAGACGGCAAAGATGAAGTATACGAATACATGCGATGGGGCGGTCGTTGGGCCGACATCTTAAAGACTGTGGAACTATTAGGTAACTTACAACGTACAGTTACTAAAGAACTATTAGTCAACATCACCTACACTTACAGCATTTTAAACCTATTCCATTATACAGAATTTAAGCAATGGACCGAGGAAGAATTACCTAAATTTCTAGAGCTCAAAGGTCTACATTTAAATCGTGTAGACTGGCCTATTGAATTAGAAGCCAGAACTATGCGTGAAGAAATGCGTCTGCAACTGCATCCGGATATTAAGGATAAAGTTATACAGCATGTGTCAGACAAGACTCGCAGAAAGACTCCTTTAAAAGACGAACTGTTAGTTAATAGAGATGCACCACGTGGTATTAGCTACAGAGAATATAAGTTAGATCCGTTGGATCTAAAGAATATGACCTTAGTAATCAATGACGAGCGTAAGCACTACGGGCGTCTTATTTCCGAACAAACTTCTCGTAATACCGGTTAACTTCGTGTTCTACAGGGTAAGGAACTTGCCCAACATTGATGTTTCTATTAACATCTAATGCTCGGTGATTTAAGCAGTTTCCGGCTCGCATGTCTTCATTCCTTACCCATGGCGTATCAGCCCAGGGCAATCCAGTTGTATCAAATAATTCCAACCCTTCTTCTATGGTCATTGGAACTATCTGGCTGCACCATTTCTTAGCAAAGTATTCAAAGTTATAGACGAACCAAGGACTATGTTCTCCGGAATTACTGCTAAAACTGTGAATATTGTAAAAGCTAGAATCTTGCTCCGGAGTACTAAACTCGTAAAGCAAATTGTGTGTTGTTAATGGATTAAGATTTTTACCGCTGTTCATCCTGATCCATAAGTCCACACTTTCAAAGTGAGTAATTGTATAATTCTCATCACACAACCAATCATTGTCTAAAAAGTACTTAGGGTTTAAACTAAAGAACTGCCCTACATCAGAATCGACACCATTGGGTCTCCACATATCACGTCGCATATTTGGAAAGTAAGCAAAGTCTTTAGTAGTCCATTGGTCATTAAACAGTAAGTCAAAACACTTACGGTCTAAGACTTCTACATCGGCTTGCATCACAACAATACGGTCAGCACCTAACATTGCGCCTGTGCGAATAAACCAATTATATCCGCCTGTGGTGCCTAGATTATTTTCTGTTATATGATGTTGGGCACCAAATTCTTGACACCACTGAGCAATAGATTCTTGATTGCCATTGTCTAGGAAAATTAATTGACAGTCTTCAGGGAAGATGTTATAATAGTTTTCTCGGGTATACCACTGGGCCCAATGGTTTCCTTCTCGGTAAGTTAGAATAAAAATTATTTTTTTCACACTAGTATATAGCCATTAAACTGCTAACATTATAAATACCAGAAATACTACAACAAAGGTCCGCCGCCATGCTAATAATTGTCAATACCATCGATCATCCATACTTGAATTTAATCAAGGACGACCCCGTTCGCCCGGAAATTCCTGTGGAAGAACGTGTTGGCCAGAATCGCACTATCTTTGTTTTAGAAAAAGACGGTGAACCTGCGGCGGTAGTATGTGTTAGCTTTCAGGACTTTGTTCCTACACTGGTAAGTCAGCTTATTCCTAGTCAAGCTGAACCACAGACTGCTATCTTTTATACCATCTGGAGTTATAAAGCAGGCGCAGGCCGTGATTTAATCATGGCCGCTCGTAAGCATATTCTAGAAACAATGCCCAGCGTACAACGTTTTGTAACACTAAGCCCTAAAACAGAAATGGCACGTAGATTCCACTTAAAGAATGGTGCGGCTGTTCTACAGGAAAACGGTGAAACTGTTAACTACGAGTACGCATGAAAACTCTTGTTATAGGCGGCAGTGGTTACATAGGTAGTGCATTAGTTGCCAAGCTAGGCGCAGATAGCCTAGACATTAAATGGTTCGGTGGGCCAGACCCCACAGTAATTGCACACTATAATAGTCTGCCAGCTGACTTTTACAACAACTACGATTGTATTGTATTGCTGGCTGCTCACAGTAGCATGGCTATGTGTGCAGACAACTATGCAAGTGCATGGCAAAATAACGTAACTGCACTCAGTGGACTTATTAGCAAACTAAATGCCAATCAAACTTTAATCTATGCCAGCAGTGGTAGCGTATATGGCAACGGTGGCTTAGATAGACAAGAGTCAATGACTTTGGCCACTGCTCAAATTGAGTATGACTTAACTAAGCAAATTGGCGAGCAAATAGCCTATGGTGCTAAATGTAAAACTGTAGGACTTAGGTTTGGTACACTTAGTGGATATAATCCTGTGGCCCGTAGCGATTTAATGCTAAATGCTATGACAATTAGTGCTAAGAACACAGGCGAGATTAACTGCTATAATGGCACTAATCACAGAAGCATACTAGGCATCAACGATTGTGTAAGGGCTATCTGTGCTATTATTGCCCAGCCCGAACTGTCAGATCAACATGATATTTTTAACCTATCCAGCTTTGGTGGTAGCATTGATAGCTTTGCCGCAGTAGCTGGATCAATATTGAACGTGCCGGTGATTCGTCATCCGGAAATTACCAACCATTTCAGCTTCGAATTAAACAGCTCAAAATTTGAACGCAGATACAACTTTCATTTCGAGGACACAGCAGAGTCTATAATTACTAGCATACTAGAAAATTATGACTCTATTGTATGGAGTCCTAGAAATGAAAAGATCAAATATGTATAAAAGACTTGACCAATGCTTATGCTGTGGCAACACCGATTTGTTTACAGTACTAGATTTAAACACACAACCTCCCGCTAACAGTTTTCACAAGCCCGAAGAGCAGTTACCTGATTATGAACTTAAACTCATGGGTTGTGGTCGTTGCTGGCATACACAGCTAAGTGTAGCAGTAGACCCCAGTGAGCTGTTTAAGCACTATCTATATGTCAGCGGTACTAGCAAGACCTTAAAGGAATACTTTGATTGGTTTGCCGGTGTTTACCACTTGCCTGATTTTAGAAAGCCTAGGGTATTAGACATTGCCTGCAATGATGGCACACAGTTAGATAGTTTTAAAGATCTAGGTTGGGATACCTGGGGAGTCGACCCTGCTGAAAACCTGCATCCCGTTAGCACAGGCAAGGGACATAAAGTCAAGTGTGCTTTTTGGAATCAAGAAACAGCCAAGGGCATGCCTAAGTTCGATCTAATCACAGCGCAGAATGTGTTTGCTCACACAGCAGAAGTCAGTGAGTTTCTCAAAGCCTGTAAGAAGGTTATGCGGCCCGATACTATCTTAGTCATACAAACTAGTCAAGCAATGATGTTTGATCGTAATGAGTTTGACACTATCTATCATGAGCATATTAGTTTCTTTAGTACTAGCAGTATGCAAGCGATTGCCAAGAAGCACAAACTATTCTTACATCGTGTATACACTACAGACATTCATGGTACTAGCTATGTGTTTGAATTGCGTAAAAGACCCAGCGATAGCTCTATTGTTAGACAACAGTTAGAAGAAGAACAATATAGATATAATCGCAAGTTCTATGCTGATTATCAAACAAAAGCAATGGAGTGTTTAACTAACCTTAAGAACTACATTGACCTAAAACGTAGTGCAGGAGTTAAAGTTATTGGTTATGGTGCTGCCGCCAAAGGCATGACTGTAATCAATGCAGGCAAAATTAAGCTAGACTATATTGTAGATGACAATCCTTTAAAGCAAGGATTGCTATGCCCTGGCAGCGATATACCTGTTTATGGATCTAACATACTAGCTGACGAACGGGACAATGTTGTAATTGTTCCACTGGCTTGGAACTTCTTCGACGAGATCAAAGCAAAAGCTAGATCCTTGCGTCCAGGTTACCTAGATACCTTTGTTAAGTATTTTCCTGTCTTAAAGATGGAAACTGATTAAAGAATCTAGCGATCTCATACTCAGTAGCATAGCCCGGGTAACCATGCTCCTCCCATCTACTGGGATCGTAAGGTAATCGTTTGCCACCGCTGGCTACTACCTGGTCGTAGTAAGGCTTGTTATATTTGTACCACGGACCGTGACTGTCCTCAATGCCCTTAGTGGCCTGATCAATTAACATGCTAGCATGATGCACTCTTAATTGAAACATCGGGCTGTTAATTACAAATGCCCTATGCGGCGGAATAACCTGTGACTCACATCTTTCGTAATGTTGTTCATTCATGCACATCATGTACGGCAAGTTGATCCATTTCATCTTTCCAGTTTGACGACAATACATTATGAATTCAACATCATCGAAATGCGTAACAACATAGTTGTCGTCGAAGTAGCAGTCTTTATCTGCCATAACTTTAGGTTTAAAGCCAACAATATTACCTAGATTGTGTATATTGTGATCCCATGGCTTATGTAGTTCTTCGGCTAACCAATAGTTGTCTAGATGTTGCGGCCAGCATATAAAATGTGTATCTCCTAGTGCTTCAGTGGCTTTGTAAGTTAGCAGTAAAGGCATAGCATTACTCATCTCTACGTCAGCTTGTATTAGCACAGCATTATCCAGGCCCATTTGTAAGGCAACTTTGAACATCCAATTATAGCCGCCTGCACTGCCAATGTTATATTCACTGGCGTAATAAGTGTAACCATGCTGTTCACACCACTGTTTCATCTTAGGTTGGTTGCCGTTGTCTAAGACAACAAAATGAATGTTATGAGGTCTAAAGTGTTGGTTAACGAACTCAGTGGGGTATATATCACACCAAAAGTCTTGTTCGTTGTAGGTTAATAAGAATACATGAAGCATTGAGTATTTAAATCAGTATTTAGAATGGTGAAAATTACACCTATGTCAACTTAGAAGATAATTAACAATGCGCCCTTATAGCTCAGCTGGTAGAGCAACTGATTTGTAATCAGTAGGTCCCGTGTTCGAATCATGGTGGGGGCACCAGAATTTATAAAAGGATATCCAAATGAAACAATATGCATTAGCACTAACGCTAGCTGTAGCATCAATGGGTGCAATCGCTGAAACAGCAGACGCACAGATCAAGAAAGCTGACCCTAACAAGCAGTACATGATTGATCGTGTTGCTCAGTTTGATACTAACAAAGATGGTGTTGTTAGTGACAAGGAATTCTTTGCCAAGTGCCCAAATGGTGACAAGGCAAACTTTGCCAAGGCCGATAAGAATAGCAACAAGGAACTAAGTCAAGTTGAAATCCGCTTGGCTAAGGAATTTTTGTTCAAGGGCTGTGAAGCTCTTAAAGCTGGCGACAGCAAGAGCGACAGTAAGTAATAATTCGGGGGATTAGCTCAGCTGGGAGAGCGGTAGCTTTGCAAGCTATAGGTCAGCGGTTCGATCCCGCTATCCTCCACCAAGTTTGGGACTAAGCGGTGTAAATAGGGAACCCGCTGAATGTCGGACTGCTGGTAAAACCGTTAAATGTCACCTATGACATGCAGGACACAAGATCCCAATACACTAAAATACCAGGGTAACACCTGGTATTTTTTTCTAAGGAAACTCTAATGTTTTATTTTTTAGTTGTGCAGTTCTTTACACTAGCAGGAAAACCACTAGGTGAACCCATTGTAGATACTGTGCATACTATGGAAGAATGTCAGCGGGCTAAAGGACTTTACGAAAGAATACTTGTTGAGCAAGGACAAGCGACCAAAGTCATTAAAGTCTATTGCTATAATAGAGAAGAATATAATGTGTTCGTTAAAGAATCACTGGCACATGTTGACTAAGTAGTGCTATGAAACAGATAGCATTAGCCATACTAGCATTAATCACTGCCCAAACAGCAGAAGCAAAAACCAAGGTCGCAGTAGGCGGCCAAGTGATTGCTGGCGGCAGTACAACAGCAAACGTAGCTGTAGATCACAGTTGGGAAAAAGGTCCTAAGCAGTACTTGGTAGACTTTGATTACTTCTACGATGATGGCAAGCGTAAACGCAATGACGGTCAATTAGAAGTTAAAGCTAACCAAAGCCTAGATACCAAGAACTATTTGTTTGTCACAGGCCGTGCAGATTATAACGAGTTTCGTGCTAATCAGGAAAAGTACATCGGTGGCATTGGCTACGGACGTAAGCTGGTTCGTAGCGAGCATGTTAAACTTAGCAACGAAGTTAGTACAGGCTTTTTGAAAAATAGAAATGGCTGGGAGCCTGTTGTTCGTAATAGTGTATGGGTATCTGTTAAGCTAGGTGACAAGAGCGAACTAGTTAACAAGTTTTTAGTTGAGCAAGGCAGTGAAACGTTTGTACGAAATAAGACTCAATTAAAATATATGGTTACAAAAAACTTTAACGTAGGTATCACTAATACCTATATCAAAGACCCTGCCAATAGAAATATCACACTATTCAATTTTGGCGTAGATTTTTAATCACTTGACATAGTTAAAAATTAGTGTTACACTGGTATCACTAGTTAAGTAAATGCATGCGGGATTAGCTCAGCGGTAGAGCGTCTCCTTTACACGGAGAGGGCCGGGAGTTCGATCCTCTCATCCCGCACCATTATTGCGAGTCGGCTATGAATACTATCATCCTTATACTAACCTTACTTTTTATCAAGCATTTCATTGTAGACTATGTGCTTCAGAAAGCCTATCATTTCCAATTCAAAGGTATATACGGACATCCTGGCGGACTACAACATGCGGCATTACACGGCCTTGGTACATTCATTTGTCTATTCTATTTTACACCGGTGGCCATAGCACTAAGTCTTGTTGACTTTGTAGCACACTATCATATTGACTGGATCAAAACTAAATTTGGTCCCAAGGACAATACTAAATCAATCTTCTGGGTATGGTTTGGTGCTGACCAACTTGCCCACGCATTGACATATCTGTGGATTGTCAACTTCGTCATCACTAATTAATAATAAAGTAGCACCGAGGAAAAAATGCACTTATCCCCTGACACTAAACTTGACTTTAAAGATGTACTGATTCGTCCTAAGCGTAGTACACTTAATAGTCGCAAAGATGTAGACCTAACAAGAACATTTACTTTCAAACACAGTGGCTGGGAATGGACCGGCGTGCCTATTATGGCAGCTAACATGGATGGTGTTGGTACACTAGCCATGGCCGAAGCATTGTATGAACATCGCATGTTTACCTGTTTGACCAAAGACACTCTAATAGAAGACTTTGCTGTTACGGTTAGCAAAATAGGCGGCAACTACTTTGCAGTAGGTACAGGTACTGGCGATCGAGACTTTAGTAACCTACAACAAATTTTAAACACATATCCAGAAATTCATTTCATTTGCATTGATATTGCCAATGGGTATAGCGAACACTTTGCTGACTATGTTGGCAAAGTTAGGGCATTGTATCCTAAGCATACAATTATTGCAGGTAATGTTGTTACAGCAGAGATGACAGAGGAGTTAATCTTACGTGGGGCTGATATTGTTAAAGTGGGCATTGGCCCTGGTAGCGTTTGCACTACTCGTATTCAAACTGGTGTGGGCTACCCACAGCTTAGTGCTATTATTGAGTGCGCCGATGCCGCTCATGGTCTTGGCGGGCATATTATTGCTGATGGCGGATGTGTTTGCCCTGGTGATGTTGCTAAGGCTTTCGGGGCTGGTGCGGACTTTGTAATGCTAGGTGGCATGCTTGCCGGGCATGATGAAGGTGGCGGTGAGAAGATTGTCAAGTACTTTGGCACAGGTCAATACTTTATTGCCGGCGAAGATAGACTAGGTGTAAGTGACTATCAGCCTGTAATCGAAGCACGTGAGTTTGTTAAGTTCTACGGTATGAGTAGTCAGGCAGCACAAGAGAAGCACGGCGGATTTAAAGACTACAGAGCCAGCGAAGGCCGTGTAGTCGAAGTGCCTTATCGTGGACCAGTTAGTGTTACTACCAAGGAGATCTTAGGCGGTATTCGCAGTACTTGTTCTTACGTAGGTGCTAGTAAGCTCAAAGAACTGAGCAAGCGAACGACTTTTGTTCGGGTGACTCAACAGGTTAATAATGTCTTCGGTGGAAAGTAAATTTAAACACAGCGATATCCTTATTGTTGGAGATAGCTTTTGTGCATGTAGAAATAAGGAATCTGATTGGCCTAATAAGTTAGTTGAATTGCTTAGTGGAGTATCATTGCCTGCAAGAGGGCAAGGGTTCGGTGGATGTCATTGGTGGAGCACCAGACAGTGCCTGGTCAATGAATTAGCAATTTCAACCCCTGAGGTACTGATACTATGTCACACTGATCACAGCCGCTTACCTTCAGATCAAAATTTTCCACTTAATCCTGCATCGATATTTGATAAACAGTCTGCATTGTTGCCAGTGCGTATTGGAAAAGATTATAGAGTAATACAAGAAGCGGCCAAGTACTATTACAAATACCTACAAAGTACCGCTTGGGATGAATGGACTGCTAATGCATGGTATAAAGAATTAGATAGTTTAATTTCATCATATGATATCCCGTATGTCATACATTTGTTTGGATTTGAAAATTGTATGTATACGTTTAACCGTGGAATGATATCTAAGGAAATTCTTTCTTCGTTTAACATGGGGCAAGGTGTAAGGAATCACTTTTCTCAAGAAGCAAACATCAGTGTTGCCACTGCCATAGCAGACATGATCACTAACCATTACCAAGATGGAGTGATTAAAGATTTTAATTTGCTGAGATTGTGCAAATAATACTTGACATCAACCAGCAAAGCATATATACTGTTGATATATTAGCAAGGAGGGCGGGCCGGACGGTAAGGCAGCAGATTGCTAATCTGTACATCGGGTTAACTGATGATAGGGTTCGACTCCCTAGCCCTCCGCCAATATATTCCAGCAACCGCATTAAGTGATTTAAAATGAAATCGAAAATTGACTTCGATAAGATCCGAGAATACTTGGACTCATGCAACGACCAAACAAAAGTGTATATAGGCTGTGACAGCGAACGTGTGCTGAGCCACGGCAAGTTCTATGCAGACTACACCTTGGCATTGGTTATTCACATCAATGGCAAGAACGGTTGTAAACTTTTCAGTAATACAATTCGTGAACTTGACTACGATGACCGGAAAAAGCCTTATACTCGTTTAATGAATGAAGTATACAAGGTTGCCGAACTATACAAGCAAACCCTAGAAGCCATCGGTGATCGTGAGATCGAAGTTCATTTGGACATCAATAGTAGCGACAAGCACTTTAGCAACAGTGTTGTTAGCCAGGCAATTGGTTATATCAAAGGTGTTTGTAATGTGGATCCGGTTATCAAGCCTTTGGCTTGGGCCGCTTCGTGTGCCGCAGACCGTGCCAAAAGTATCGCTTGACATTCCTTTAGATCCAGTGTATACTCTGTAGCATGGACCTACATAAAAATATAATGACTGAGCGATACCGTGCTAGAGTCAAGGTTGGCAACTACAGATTCTCGTCTGTAGACCATAAGTCTTACATGGTTAGTCCAATTGGGGTTAATCCGACTATTGAATACAGTACAGTAAACAGTATTCAACTGGATTTCCATCCAGCAGATTTAAACCGGCTGATAGATACTCTTGAATACATCCATAGTGCAAACAGTTATAACGATGGGCAGTTTAGTGCTCAACCTAGTACTGTACACGATAAGTTTGTACAGCACGTATATCAAAAAGAGTTTAAAGAACAAGAGCTAAGAGAAAAACATCCATTGCTTCAAGATCTTTGGAACCAATACAAAACTACGCTAAATTTACTTGCCAGTGGCAATAACATAGAAAGCAATGAATGACCTACCTTTTTACCAGCGAAAGCGTTTCCGAGGGACACCCGGATAAAGTCGCCGACGCAATCAGTGATGCAGTACTAGACTTAGTAATGGCTAAACAAGACCCAAGTCTTCGCTGTGCATGTGAAACTTTAGTAACAACTAATCGAGTAATCCTAGCAGGAGAATACAAAGGTATTCTACACGATGAAGAAGTTGATAGTACAGTTCGTCGAGTTATCAAAGACGTAGGTTACGAACAAAGCGGCTTCGATTGGCGTACCGTTGAAATTACTAATCTATTGCACGGACAAAGCGCAGACATTGCCCTAGGCACAGATACATTTGGTGCCGGTGACCAGGGACTTATGTTTGGTTATGCTTGCAATGAAACTCCTACTTACATGCCAAGTGCAATTTACTGGAGTCACGAAATCCTCAGACACCTAACAGATGCACGTAAGAATGGTGTTCTTGCTTGGTTAGGCCCTGATGCCAAAAGTCAAGTAACATTTGAATACAATGACGATGGTACTCCCAAACGTATTGCCAAGGTAGTTTGCAGTACACAACACAGCGAAGATACTGATATCGAAACCGTGCGTAATACAGTGACCTCTCTTATTCGTAATGTATTACCTGGGAAGTTTGTAGACAATGCTACTGAATTTTATATTAATCCTACTGGCCGTTTTGTTATTGGCGGACCTGACGGGGATACCGGCCTCACAGGACGAAAAATTATCGTCGATACTTACGGCGGTTATAGTCCTCATGGTGGTGGTGCTTTTAGCGGAAAAGATCCTACCAAAGTAGATCGCAGTGCCGCATACATGATGCGATATCTTGCTAAGAATATTGTAGCCAGTGGGCGAGCACCCTGGGCCAATGTACAGATTAGTTACGCCATTGGCATGGCACAGCCAATGAGCTTCTATGTCGAAACTGCCGATGTTGACCAAAGCAGAATGTTAACTAAGTGGATTGAATCTAATGTCGACTTGACGCCCAAGGGTATCATTGATCGATTCAACTTGTTCAGACCAATCTATTCTAGCACTACTAATTACGGTCACTTTGGTAAAGACTGGTTACCATGGGAAAAGGTCGACTTGTTTAGTTGACAACGCCCGATATTTTTGTTATACTGTTATAAAGGAATTTAAAGTGTTTAAAAAGTTTAAAAATATCTTCGAAGATATTAATGTAGATGCCGCACGTAGCACAGCAAGATTTGTTGCTATCTGTCTTATGGGCGGTGTGATTGGTGGACTTATTATTGAGTTCTTGCCAACATGGTTAATTTTACTCTCAATGTTCTTTGTGATTACAGCTATTGTATATCGCTTAGAGAAGATTGAACTAGACCGTAAACAAAATGATCAAGAACCTAACCAGTAACAGCTCTCTGATTTACATCCACAATGACAGTAATAGTGGGCCTTACGTCAACATGAGTAATCCCAGCGCCGGTATGATGCGTTATAACGGCAACACTTACAACGTAGAAGTCTACGATGGCAGTACTTGGATGCAAATAAACCGCAGTGCTAGTATCGGCGTAGACAGCAGGCTCGACACCGTAGTTACTTGGGCAGTAAAAAAGATAGACGAAGAACGTGAAGAACTTGAACTTCGCAAACATCCTTTGGCTAAGGACGCCTACGAAGCTTATCAAACTACTTTAGAACTCGTTAAAAAACATAACATCGGAGAAACCCTATGACATTAGTACCAATGGTTGTTGAACAAACCGGCCGTGGAGAACGTAGCTACGACATTTACAGTCGCTTGCTCAAAGAACGTATTATCCTTATGGAAGGTGAAGTACATGACCAGATGGCTAACTTAATCGTTGCCCAGCTATTGTTCCTTGAAAGCGAAGATCCGGGCGCAGACATTAGTTTGTACATTAACAGCCCCGGTGGTGTAGTTACAGCAGGTATGGCGATCTATGATACCATGCAGTTCATCAAGCCAGATGTCTGTACTATTGTCATGGGACAGGCTTGCTCAATGGGCAGTCTGCTAGCACAAGCAGGTGCCGCTGGCAAGCGATTCATTCTTCCCAGTGCTCGTCATATGATTCACCAACCCAGTGGCGGCGCTCGTGGACAAGCAACAGACATGTTGATCCAAGTAGAAGAAATCCTAGCAATGAAGAAAAGCCTAACTGAGATCTACGTTAAGCACAATAGCGCAGGTAAAACCTATGAGGATCTTGCCAAGGACCTAGAGCGTGATTACTTTATGAGTGCAGACCAAGCAGTAGCTTACGGGCTTGCAGACCGTGTAGTACCTAACCGTGAATCAATTCAATCCTGAAAGTAAACACATGACTATTGACCTAAACAAGTATCAAGAATTTGTACTAGCAATTTGCAGTGATGCTAGCAAGAATCAAGAAGTATTCTTAGAGCATTGTAAATCACTTGCCGATAATGGTACAAATGTAAACATCCCTTTACTACTAACTGCCGGCATTGGTCTGGCTAGCGAAGGTGGAGAGTTTAACGAGATTGTTAAAAAGATTTTCTTTCAAGGTAAGCCGCTTAATGAAGATAACATCTTTCACATGAAGCGTGAACTAGGTGACATTATGTGGTACTGGGCTAATGCGTGTAATGCTCTTGGTTTAGATCCTAATGAAGTCATTGCAGAAAACGTTAAAAAACTAGAAGCTCGTTACCCCGGCGGCAGTTTTGATGCACACTACAGCGAGAACCGCACGGCGGGAGATTTATGACAGAAGAAGATCTCTTAGATTTAATCGATAAGCTAGATGCAAAGATTGACGAGATCGATGATGAGATTATTGCATTACAAGCCGCAATAGTTAACATTGATGCAGACAAGCGTGAACCTACGGCTAAGGCAATCCTAATGCTACAAAAGGAACGTAGACGCATCGATGAGATTATCAACGGGCACATGAAAGCACTCAAGGATTTAGGATGACTACCTACACAGCACAGGTTTTAGAAATACTAGAAAACGGTGATGCAGTTATAGAACTGCCACCTACTATGTGCGAAGAACTTGGGTGGGTAGTTGGTGATACGCTAGATATTAGCGTTGACGAACATAACAAGATTATTATAAAGAAGGTTAAAGATGCTTGATTCATTGTGGACAGAAAAATATCGCCCCAATACTCTAGACGGGTATGTGTTTAGGGATGACGTACAACGTGCTAAGATTGAACAGTGGATCAAGGAAGGACAGATTCCGCACTTGCTGTTTAGCGGCAGTGCAGGCGTAGGTAAAACTACACTAGCCAAGATCCTTATTAACACTGTAGGCATTGACGAGTTTGACGTACTAGAGATTAACGCTAGTCGTGAAACCAGTGTAGATGTATTCCGTACCAAAGTTACTAACTTTGTTGGTACTATGTCTTTGGGATCGTATAAGGTTGTACTGTTAGACGAAGCTGACTATTTGTCACACCATGCACAGGCCAGTTTACGTGGTATCATGGAAGACTATGCAGGCAATGCTAGGTTCATCCTTACTTGTAACTATCCCAATAAAATTATCCCAGCGATTCATAGTCGGTGCCAAGGCTTTCACATTGAGAAGGTAGACATTACTGAGTTTACCAGTCGTGTTGCTAGTATCCTTATTCAAGAAGATGTTGAGTTCGACCTTGACGCATTGGACAGTTTTGTTCGTGCCAGTTATCCGGACCTGCGTAAGACTATCAACAACCTACAACAAAACTGCCAAGGCGGTAAGCTAATGCTACCTTCTAAAGGCGGGGATGCCAGTACCAGTGACTGGAGATTAGAGATGGCAGAGCTGTTTAAGGCAGGTAAGATCCGTCAAGCTAGACAATTAGTGTGTGGATCGGCAAGTCCTGAAGAATATGAAGACGTCTACCGCTGGATGTATGACAACATTGACTTGTGGGGTTCGGAAGAAGAACGACAAGATGCGGCTGTACTGGTGATTAGAAAAGGTCTGATTAATCACGGCTTGGTGGCAGATCCAGAGATCAATCTAGCTGCCTGTATGATTGAACTTAGCAAGGTATGAAGACCAAGTTTATAACCAAGCTACTTTACGGGCAGTACCCATACGCTATACAAATTAAACATCCAGCTTTAAAATATAAAAACATTCGCTGGCGCAACAGAAGCATCAAACTCAAACCAGTTGAAGCTTTTATGTATAAGCTCACATCCAAAGAGTTAGAAACCAATCGTAGTTACTTTGGAGACTATGGTAAGTGGTCCAGTGTGTCATCGGATCATTATGCAGTATTCAAATCATGGGATACCTTTGTAACTTGGTATACTGCATTCCTTGTAACTAATCCAGATGTGATTGGTAGGCAGCGACACGAAGGTAACACGATTACATTCTTCACCGAAGATAAAAAATTTTGTGAAGAACTAATTAAAAACTTTCCGGACGCTTGTCAAACATACCAAAAAATATCCGACCCGTCGCTGTTGCCTATTCTAGAGCAGGCAGCACAGGAAAGTACTTGGCTTCTCAAAAAGGAGTTCGTGGATCACTATCCACATAATCAATACAAGTACAGGGTATACCTAAGCTGGGACGGCAAGGACGCTATTGCCAACATGATTGAAATGTTTAAGAGTTATAAAGAAGCTGACTTAATTAAACTCAATAGCGGATTCAACCCACTGTTAGCGGGCACTGGTCGGCTTCGCTTTCCGGCGCACATCTTAATTAAAACAGAAGATACTCTAGAGTTGATTAAGCTAGCATTAGGGCCTAGCCCAATCAACTCAATTATCGAGTATGTTTTAATTTCAGACGTTGATCATTCTTCTCCGTAGATCTTCAATACTTCCTTAACAGCGGCATGTCGTTCTACGTCTTGTACATCAAAGTGTACTACGTCAATTGATCGACTTCCGTCTGTACGGGCAATTAAACCTAAAAAGTCTGCAAGGCCATTGTCTTCAATTCTGTCCCCTTGTTTGAGGTCGCCTGTGACAATCATACGACTGTCGTCACCGATACGTGTTAGTAGCATCTTCATTTGACTTGCTGTGGCGTTTTGCATTTCATCTGCAATGATCCAAGCATTCTTAAAAGTGCGGCCACGCATGTATGCTAGTGGGCTAATCTCAATCTTACCTTCTTCTAAGAAGTACTCTACTTGCTTGTGACTCCAATGGTCGTAGAACACATCAAAGATAGGTTTGGTCCATGGCTCCATCTTCTGATTTAAAGTACCCGGCAAGAATCCATGCTCTTCATCCACGCTAACTGCGGGGCGAGTAACAATGATTTTGTCGATTTCTTTAGCGTTGAAACTACGTATAGCGGCTTGTACAGCTAACATAGTTTTGCCAGTGCCTGCTGGACCAACTGCAAATAGGATGGTTTTTGACCAATCATTTAATAGATTAATGTAGACTCGCTGATTGGCATTGCGAGGAGTAAGTTCTACTTTCCTTTTTGGTTGTGGGGGGATCAAGTGTACAATATTGTCATTAATAAAGTTTTCTTCTGCGTTTCTGTTGCGCCTTGCATATTGGGCGTTGCGTTTCTTACTCAAGTTGTTTTCTCCCTTGCGGTAGTGTTAAGCGCCTGGGGCGCCTGATCCCAGGCGTTCAGAAGTATTTAACCGATGATACCAAAAACTATGTGCTACTAAAACTTCTTAATAAACGACCTTACAACGGCTAAATATTCTTATGCAAGCGATTAAAGAATTCAACCTCAAAGAGCTAATCGACAACATTCAAGGTGTCCATGACAGTAGTAATCTGTTGGAAACACTCATGGATTTCGAGCGTGTTCTAGACGATTTAGACTGCTATGCTTTCCCTAACTGGATCAAGGGCGAACTAGTCGAAGGCCCAATTACCGGTAGGCATTGGGTTAGTGCTACATTTATGTGGCCAGAAAAGCTACCCCCAGATCCAAAGATGCTAGAAAGATTTCAATCTAACAGCATTAAATCCAAGGTTACTAAAGGTGTGTTTAAGCACCCACTAGAGGTAGAAAGTAGTGACGATTTCCGCCCTGGTACTAATTATCCCAAGCTAGCAGAAGATAGTGTATGGTTAATCGAACTAACTATTCCCAAAGCAATGATCAAAGACGTTGAAGAAGGTTTTGCTAATATTGCAGGCGAGCAAATTGATATGGAAGATATCGATAAGGCTTACGAACGTGACTTTGACAACGAAGGCTTAACCGACAACACTGCGGAAGATTACACAGAATGAGCAGCCTATTACCATTAGACCTAGAGAATCTAGTTCTTCCTACTTTCAACATTGACTTATATGATGCCAAAGCCGGTCAGAACGAAGATGTCCTTACATTGGCATTCCGTGTAGAAGGTCAAGCACCTGCTGATGACTTAGAAGCATTTATTGAAAAAGAAGGACGTTGGATCCTTGATACTGATGTTAGTTCAGGTCAAGACAATACTGACCATTATCTAGTGTTTGTAGAGATCAAACGTAATCAACAGGCCGCAGAGCGTATCTGCTATCTAATAGATTTAATCGAACGTGTAACCGGTGTACTAAATTGGAAGTTCACAGTAGGCGATGGCTTAGTTGCTAACAAAGCCACAGAAGAAACCATTGCATCACTTGTACCAATGAGCCCAGCTGATTATAAAGCCAGCAAAGAGCAGGCCAAAGTAACTGCACTTGAAAACTTTTTCAACAACACCACTTATAACACAGTAGTAGTCGAAGGTGATCAAATCAAACTTCAACAGTTTTATGCATTGCCTACTCCGCAAAGTGAACTAATTTTAAATTTAGAGTCAGCTGAAAATTTAGCCGACTTACAAGAGTCTGACATTTTAGAAAGCACACAAGCAATTTGGTTGCAGAAGAAACTAGGCGCTAACTATACTATAGAACAGTATGACGACAAGTTTCTCTTATCACGTCCTGGACACGAAGAACGGTATCTTATCTCTCTAAATGTCTAAGGAAGTAATTACATTAGATGGCGTGGTCAACGAGACCCTGCCTAACGCAATGTTCCGTGTTCAGTTGAATGAATCTGGACACATTTTGCTAGCGCATCTTAGTGGTAAGATTCGGATAAACAATATCAACATACTACAAGGTGACCGAGTTAAAATCGAAATAACACCGTATGACCTTACCAAAGGTCGAATCGTATATAGGTACAAATAATGACTATTGCTACTACCAAAGCCAAAGCACTATTAGTAGAGATTGCTAACAGTTTAGCAACTGAAGCTACGGCAGCGGGCAAGACATCATTGGCAACAGCATTGACTGAACTAGGCTCCGAGATTAGTACAGAGACAGTAACTGAAACAGAATTCTTTATCAATGCAGGTGGTACTGGTACTACAGGAGTAGGTCAAGTATGGGCAGATATTTTATCTACTGCCGCCGACGTAGTACAAAGCAAAGAAATGAATACTGCCAATGCACAGAATGCATTCAGTAATATAAAATTATATCAAACCCTTGTCGAACAAGGTAAAATGCTTGACGAAGGCGATAGAGTCAATGACGCTCAACAAGCTAATTCTAAAGCTAAAGTTAAACAGATTGCAAACCAAGTGCAAGCGTTGCTGGACGAAATCACTAATTCTTAAAAACTCATCCTGTATTCGCTTAGATAAGTACACTTATAATAAAAGTGGAGCGAAACAATGATGATGTGGTTATTCTTTTGGTTTATTAAAGCCTTACCTGCAACATTCTGGTTGATACTTGCTGTAGGCGGAGTAGCTGTATTCTTTGCCGCCGGCATCTTAGGTAAACTTCCCCCTTTCAAAGCCTACACAATGTTTATCAAGCCAGTTGCGGCCATTGCCGCAGTGTTTGGTATCTACATGTACGGCGGTGCAAGTATTAATGATCACTATCAAACAATGATTCACGAGTTAGAAGAAAAAGTTAAGGTAGCTGAAGCAAAGAGCCAAACAGTTAACACCGTTATCGAAGAACGTATCAAAGTACAAAAACAAGTAATCACAGACAAGCAAATTGTATATCAAGATAGAATTGTAGAAGTAGCCAAAGAGATTGATGCTCAGTGTAAATTAGATCCAAAAGTTCCGATACTACACAATGATGCCGCTACTAATCCTATAAAGTCAGAGGAGACTAAGAAATGAAGAAGTTAATACTACTAGTTGCATTGGGTCTAACAGGTTGTGCAACACCTGTTCCAGTGACTGTAAAGTTTCCGGATGCTCCAAAGGATTTGCTAATTACTTGTGCTAACCTCGACAAAGTCCAAGCCACTGAAGAAAATCTCAGTGAGATGATGAAAGTTGTTGTTAAGAACTACGGATTGTATCACGAATGTAAACTCAAAGTAGATTCGTGGATCGAGTGGCATACTAAGCAAAAAGAAGTTTTAGACGCTATCAAGTAAGGACAGAACAATGTCATGGTTTAATAAATTTGAGCAAGTAACTGCAAACACCCTTAAATCCATTTTCATGGAAAGCAATGCGCTGATTGCAGAGTCAGAGCGTGAGATTATGCGATGGGAAGCGCAGATCGAAACAGAGAAGAAATTCCTAGCTAAGATTTCAGCTAAGGCACACGAGCAGGCAGTTGCCGCCGCTATAAAAGCGCAGGAAGAAGCAGATGAGCTAAAGCTCGAAATTACCAAAGCTAAGGAGGTTGCAGACAAGTATGCAATTCAATCCGTGGAAAGTGTTGGGGATAAACCCAACCAGCAACCAGTCAGTAATTTCTAACGCCTGGCGCAAACTAGCACAGACAACTCATCCAGATAAAGGCGGAAGTACTGACGCCTTTGATGATGCAAGAAAGGCCTACGAGCAGGCCTTATTACTCGCACCTACTATCATTGAAATCAAACGACCCGCTAAATTGCTGTCGTTTAAATTATCTTTGGCTGCTAGCGAAGTATTAGATAAATCAGTTAAGGACATAGAATTTTACGACCACTTAGGTCGCATAGTTGAATGTACTGTAAACATCCCGGCATGGCAAATTGCATGGGGTAATGAACAAACTCTTAAAGTACCGGATATAGAAGTATCTGACGGCTCTACTATTACATTAATCATTACATGTTACATCCATAACGATTCTTTGATTATAGAAGAATCTGGATTGGTGTTAACTCCAGAGATTTTAGCCGCAGATGCAATAAGCAGATCATCAATTGAATTTATTTGGCGTGGAAAACACAAAATTTCAATTGACAAATACGGCCAAGGTCTGCTATACTCTAAAGGATACTTGCTCGAAGATGGTTCCAGAGCAAATATACTAGTTAAACCAAAGTACGTGTTTAATTAGAGGGACCACTACAAATTAAATAAAGGTATGAATGTGAATCCAGCAGACAGTTTAAAAGAAGTAATGTTACAGGCAGCGGGTATTGCTGCCAAATACCAGTGTGAATATCTAACGCTAGAGTGTTTAGTACTGGCATTACTAGAAGACGAAACACTAGCAGAAACACTAAACGATGCAGGTATAGACGTTAATGCTATTACTACACACGTTGCAGAATACATAGCTAACGAGTTGCCCAAAACACCAGATGGTAGTCCGCCACGTGAAACTAAGAGTCTAGAGCGAGTGCTTAATCGTGCATTTGGTCAGGCTATGTTTTACGGACAAAACGAAGTCAAGAGTATTGATGTTTTAGCTAGCATCTTGTTTGAAAAGAACAACTGGACTAGCACTACACTTAAAAACTTCGGCGTTACTAAGAAAGTATTGCTAGGTAACTTTGGTACATCCTCGGCAGAGCCAGGCGAACGTCGAGCGGCCAAGAGTAATGCTCTTAAAGAATATTGTGTCAACTTAACAGAGCAAGCCAAAGTCGGCAACTTAGATGTTATGAGTGGGCGTGAGCAAGAAGTAGATGACATGGTTCATGTACTTTGTCGCAGAACAAAAAGCAATGTTATCTTAATCGGTGATCCTGGTGTAGGTAAGACTGCTATTGTCGAAGGTCTTGCACAGCGTATTATTGCTAATGACATTCCAGATGCACTCAAAGGACACGAAATCTTTAGTCTAGACATTAGTTCGTTGCTGGCGGGTACAAAGTATCGCGGTGACTTTGAAGAACGATTCAAAGAAATCACTAAGCTACTAGCTAAGAAGAAAAATGCTATCTTGTTTATTGATGAAGCACATATGATTGCAGGTGCAGGCGCCGCTGGTAAAGATAATAGCAACGACCTGGCTAACATGCTCAAGCCTGGCCTAAGTCGTAGACAATTTAAAGTTATTGCTAGTACCACATGGGAAGACTTCCGTGATTCGTTTGAAAAGGATCGTGCGTTGATGCGTCGATTCAATCGTGTTGTGGTAGATGAGCCAGATCGTAGCCTGTGCATAGACATTCTTAAAGGTCTTGCACCACAATACACTGCATATCACGGTGTAGAGATTAACTTTAATCAAATCGAGGCTATTGTAGATTTAACCACACGATGGGTCAACGAACGCAAGCAACCGGATAAGAGCATCGATGTAATGGATGCAGTTATGACTCGCACCAAGCTAGCCAAGACTGGGCCTTACATTCACGATGATGTTATCTTGATGGAATTGAGTCGTACTACTAAACTTCCACTAGAGACATTTATTAGCTCACATAAAGAAGACAACGTCGACCACATTGAGAACTTGATCCGCAAACGAGTGTTTGGTCAAGACGAAGCAGTTGACAAGGTACTAGAACGTATCTATATCAGTAAAGCAGGCTTGAAGAAAGCAGAACGACCTATTGCACAATTCTTGTTTACCGGACCAACTGGTGTAGGTAAAACAGAACTTGCTAAAAGTCTAGCAGAAAGCCTCGGCATTCACTTTGTTAAGTTTGATATGAGTGAGTATCAGGAACAGCACAGCGTTAGTAAACTAATCGGTGCGCCTCCGGGCTATGTTGGATTCGAGGATAGTAACCTAGGTGGTGGTATGCTAATCAGCGAGATTGAAAAGAATCCGCATTGTGTATTGCTCATGGACGAAATTGAAAAGGCAGATCCAAAAGTCAGTAACGTACTACTGCAAATCATGGACAGTGGATGGATTACTGGATCAAACGGTAAGAAGGCAGACTGCCGAAATGTTATTTTGATTCTAACCAGCAACTTGGGTGCAGAAGCTTCAGAACGTGAAACTATTGGTTTCATGAATCAGGATCGTGGTGAAGAAACCAAAGCACTTAAAAAGTTCTTTGCACCAGAATTTAGAAATCGACTAGATGCCGCTATTAACTTTAAGCGTCTAGGCAAGGATCAAGTACACATGGTAGCTCAAAAGTTCATTGCAGAACTTAACGAGTTACTAATAGAACAGCACCTAACTATTAATCTAACTGACGAAGCGTTTGGTTTACTAGTCGAACGTGGGTGGGACAATAAAATGGGTGCTCGGCCAATGGGTCGTGCTATTGATGAACTAATCAAGGTTCCACTAAGTCGCATGATCCTAAAGAATCGTCCAAAAACTAATACTCTTATCGCAGTAGATCGTGACGATGATGCAATGTCGTTTACTTTTGGTGTTGACTATCCAATCACTGGCACACTTAAACAGACCAGTGGCATGGATGTTGAATAAATAATACTACTATATAATTGGAGTATACAAATGGCAAAGATCCATGAAGAAATCGTTGTAATCAAGTTAAGCAAGCTAGTCAAAGACTCTGAGCATACTGCACAGGGTGATCTGGCTGGTGACTTAGTAGGCAGTCTAGAAGCAGTTGTACAAGAGCTAGTCGGCAGTGATGTTATTGTCGAAGTAGCATCAGAGTAACTGGTTGGCGTTTTTATTGGCACCCGTTTGCTTAAGGTGTAATTATTATTAGCAGACACAGACATGTTTGCAAATTTTAACCATCCTAAGGAGATTATATGATGTCATTTACAAAACTAACTACTTCACAGAACGAATTCTTGATCAACCACCTACGTGGCACTGGTCGTGAACTAACTTCTGCTTTGGCAGCTAGCAACTACGGTATCAAGAACCTACGTGCTCGTGTAAGCGAACTACGTAATGCAGGTTACAAGGTTCGTACCCGCAAGAACACTGTTGGTACTACTAGCTATGCTGTTAGCCGCCGTATGGTTGGCCAGGCTTAATTGACCGCAATTAGGTAAAGGAACAGGGACCACATTGGTCCCTGTTTTCATTTATGACAGACATAATTAAAAACTCAATCCCAAACATTCCCGACTGGCCTAGCAATGGTGTAGTGTATCGTGATATCACTGGTTTGGTTTCTGCCCCCGAAGCATTTAAGTTATCGGTTGACAGCATTGCCAGTTATATGTTACAATCTAATATAGACTGTATTCTAGCACCAGATGCTAGAGGTTTTATCTGGGGAGCACCGGTGGCTTACAAGTTAGACAAACCCTTGCATTTGATTCGCAAGCCTGGAAAACTTCCGCCGCCTACATATGAGTATTTCTTTGATTACGAATATGCTTCTACAAGCCTTAACATTAAAGCTACTGCTGATATTAACAGCAATACAAGAGTAGGTGTCATCGACGATGTTAATGCTACTGGTGGTACAGCTCTTGCTGTGGCTAAGTTGTTAGAAAAGTTTGGTACTCCGGCATCAAACATTTACTATGCTAGCGTTGTAAATTTACCTTTCTTAGGTGGTAGCACTAAGATACAACAAGAAGGTATTAACTTTTATTCGGTTATAGAATATAATGAATGATCTTATTTTAATTGCACTACCAGACGAAGCACCTTCGCTTCAGAAGCGACACGACGTTTACTTTACTGGAGTGGGCAAAGTCAACGCCGCTATTTCTGCGGCAACATTAATTGAACGACACAAACCCAAACGAGTATTCAACTTTGGTACAGCAGGTGGTATAACTGTTGAACACGGCGGCATTTATAAGTGTACTACATTTAGCCAGCGTGACTATTTTGTGTCAGGTGTTTTTGTTCCACAAGAACTAGCATCGGCACCTATTAACTTACGTGGCCCAGGGTTACATCTAAGCACAGGCGATAACTTTGTCACAGACAGTAGCGCATGCCCCGGTGCTGACTTAGTTGACATGGAAGGCTACGCCATTGCATGGGCTTGCTGGAAAGCAGGCGTAGAATTTATTTGCCACAAATATGTCAGTGACAAAGCTGACGCCAACGCTGCCGAATCATTCGGCGATAACATTCACAAAGGACAAGAACACTATGAGCGACTTATCAAAGAATATGCCATCAACGAATGATCTAGAGGCATTTAAGCCCTGGCTAACCGAAATGCTACGCAACAACACTGTCAGTGTTTCGTTTACCAAAGTAAATGGAGAGTTTCGCAAGATGGACTGTACGCTAGCCGAATCGGCTATTCCAGTAGCACAGCAACCAAAGCCATTGGCTGAAGGTGCAACACCACGTAAGGTCAGTGAAGAGAGCCTACGTGTATTTGATGTCAACAAACAAGAATGGCGTGCCTTCCGTTGGGATAAGGTTCAAGCCGTAAGTTTTGATCTAGGCAATGCTACTGTTGAATCAGTAGAATAAAAAATCAGTTGACTTTATCAGTATGATCCGCTATACTTAAAAAGATAAAGTTAACGCAATTGAATTTAACTAAGGAGAAATCAATGAGTGATCGTACATTTAACGCAGAAGAAAAAGCCAAGCTAACACAGTTGATCAATGAGGGTATGCGTACCTTGCAAGAGATTGACGACCTTAAAGGCGGCTTGAGCGACACAGTTAAGGCTATTGCAGAAGAACTGGAAATTAAGCCAGCTATTCTAAACAAGGCCGTTAAGACAGCATTCAAGGCCAGCTTTACTCAACAACAGAGTGAAATGGAAGACCTTGAAACAATCCTAGAGACTGTTGGTAAGAAGCTTTGAAGATAGACAGACTATTCGTGCTGGAATGGGCCAGCACGATTATTCTCATAGTTGGTGTAATACTAACCAGCTATAACATTTATCCTGCTAACGTTTGGTTCAGCATGGTAGGCAACTGCGGTTGGCTACTATTAGGCTGGATCTGGAGAAAGTGGAGCCTGCTTACTGTGCAGGTAATTATTACTATAATTTACATTGCAGGAATTGTGAACGTTTATCTATGAGTTATGTTGATGTATTACATGATAGGGACAAGGATGTCTTGCACGTTGTAGAACGTGTAGATGGCAATAGAGTCTACACTGACTATCCAGCACGATATGTGTTCTACTATGGAGATCCTAAAGGTAAGTTTACCACAATCTTTAATACTCCGTGTACACGAGTAATAACAAGGACTTGGAAGGACTTCCAAAAGGAACGTAAGATTGCCAGTGACAAGAAATTATTCGAGTCAGACATTAATCCTATCTTCCGTTGTTTAGAAGACAACTACCTAGACAAAGAAGCACCAAAGCTACACACTTGCTTCTTCGACATTGAGGTAGACTTTGATCCAGAGCGTGGCTTTTCTAGCAGTGACGATGCATTCATGCCAATTACTGCTATTACTGCTCACTTAGGCTGGACCGGTACTACTGTTACACTAGCAGTGCCTCCTAAGACACTAACTGTTGAGCGGGCACAGGCATTAGTGTCAGAGTTTGACAACACATTTATCTTTGAACGTGAAGCAGACATGTTGGATACGTTCTTGGATCTAATTGAAGATGCAGACGTACTAACTGGTTGGAACAGTGAGGGCTATGATATTCCCTATACTGTTAATCGTATTGCCAAAGTACTAAGCAAAGATGATACTCGCAGGATGTGCTTGTGGAATCAGTATCCTAAGAAGCGTGAGTATGAAAAGTTTGGCAACAAGCAATTTACCTATGACTTAGTAGGTCGTGTACATGCAGACTATCTTGAACTGTATCGCAAGTATACCTATGAAGAACGACACAGCTATCGTCTAGATGCTATCGGCGAATACGAACTAGGTGAAAAGAAGACACAGTACGAAGGTACACTAGATCAGTTGTATAACAAGGACTTCAAGAAGTTTATTGAATACAACAGACAAGACGTTCACTTGCTAGTTAAAATGGATGCCAAGCTACAGTTCTTGGATCTTAGTAACGTTATTGCACACCAGAACTCAGTGTTGATTCCGACTACTATGGGTGCGGTTGCTACTACTGAACAGGCTATTATCAACGAATGCCATCGTCGTGGACTTATTGTTCCTAGCAGAAAGAATCGCACAGAAGATCAGCAGACACAGGCCGCAGGTGCGTATGTTGCTTATCCTAAGAAGGGCATTCACGAGTGGATCGGTGCTATTGACATTAACTCACTGTACCCTTCGGCGATTCGTGCATTGAACATGGGACCAGAAACAATCATTGGGCAGTTGCGTCCTAGTATGACGCAGGCATTGATTGAAGGCCGCATGAAGGAAAAGAAGAGCTTTGCTGAAAGTTGGGAAGGCGAGTTTGGTGCTAGAGAGTTTGAAGCAGTACACAATCGTGATGCTGGTGTAGAACTTGTTATTGACTGGGAAACTGGTATTAGCGAACACTACAGCGCCGCCGAGGTATGGAAACTAATCTTTGACAGTAACAAGCCTTGGATCTTGTCAGCTAACGGCACATTGTTTACTTACGAAACAGAAGGTATCATCCCAGGCTTGTTGGCCCGCTGGTACAGTGAACGTAAGGAAATGCAAAAGAAAGCCAAGAGTGCAGAAACTGATGCAGACAAGGAGTACTGGGACAAACGTCAGCTGGTTCGTAAGATTCAGTTGAACAGTTTGTATGGTGCTATTCTAAATCCAGGTTGCAGATTCTTTGATATTCGCATTGGGCAAAGTACTACACTAACTGGTCGGCAGATTGCCAAACACATGGCAGGTACCATCAATGAGGTACTAACTGGCGTTAAGGATCACACAGGAGATACTATTATCTATGGTGATACTGACTCTTGTTACTTTAGTGCATATACTACACTCAAAGATCGTATTGACAGTGGCGAAATCACCTGGAACAAAGAAACTGTAGTTAAGCTCTACGATAACATTGCAGAAGAAGTCAATAATAGTTTTCCGCAGTTCATGTATGATACATTCCACGTACCATTGGATCGTGGCGGTGTTATTAAAGGCGGTCGTGAACTAGTTGCCAGTGCAGGTTTGTTTATTACTAAAAAGCGTTATGCAGTTCTTATCTATGATTTAGAAGGTAAGCGCATGGATGTTAACGGCAAGCTAGGTAAGATTAAAGCCATGGGCTTGGATCTAAAGCGCAGTGATACTCCGGAGTTTATTCAGAACTTCCTTAGTGAGGTTTTAGAGAAGACTTTAACTGGTAGTAAGGAAGATCAAGTACTCAAGCACATTGAGGAATTCCGTAATCACTTTAGACAACTACCAGCTTGGCAGAAGGGTACTCCTAAACGAGTTAACAACCTAACCAAGTTCCGTGAAGCAGAGGATAGGCAAGGCAAAGCTAACATGCCTGGACACGTTCGTGCAAGTCTTAACTGGAACACACTCAAGAAGATGCACGGCGACAAGTATAGTCTACAGATCATGGACGGACAGAAAGTTATTGTGTGCAAGGTTAAATCTAATCCACTTAACTTTACCAGTGTTGCATATCCTGTAGATGAAATGAGCTTACCGCAATGGTTCAAAGAACTTCCATTCGCAGAAAACGAAATGGAGGAAACACTAATTGATAACAAACTTGAAAACCTTATTGGCGTACTAGGATGGCAGACTAAAGTATCCTATGCCGCAGAGGCTTTCAACAACTTCTTTGACTTTGAATGACACCACCGGAGTTATATCGTGCATGGTTGCTGACTGTAGAGCAACAAACTCGCTTTGATGAGTTTGTTGAACACTGGGGCACTAATTTGCATCGCTTGCCTAAAGGTCCTCACTTAGAAGACTACGGCAAGAGTATTACTGCGGCACGTGAAAGAGTATTCTTTGACTTGATACCTTACCAGCATTGGCTGATTGAGAATCAAGAAAACTTACATTACTCAGATGTTGCCAACGGCAGTTGGTTCAAACGTAGTCCTGCGTGGCATGTAATCTACCTTGATACACTATACACTTGTGAGCCTACTAAGTTAAACTATGCTATTCATTTATTGCGTATGCATAGTAACCACTTGTACACTTGCCTGTATTTGGGCTGTGGTAGGGGTGTATGGAAGCGTGAGCTAGCTAGTTTTAACCCAATCATCTGTGCTGATATCAATCCACAGTTGTTTGACTATGTCAAAGAAGGATATGCTGACGTATTCTTCGAGATGGATCGTATGCGTTTTGTAACTGTTAAGATGCGACAGCTACAAGGCATGGAAGACAATAGTGTAGAGTTTGTATTCAGCTGGGAGACCTTTCCATTGATGTCTCCAGATGAAATCAAAGCTATGCTCAAAGAAGTTAATCGTGTGCTCAAGCCCGGCGGCAGAGCAATGATTCATTTTGCAGATGCATTTAACAGCGAAGACTATGCTTGGATAGAACAAAAGCACTGGGCGTATATGGATCGCTGGAAATTTATCGACTTGGTACGCAACGAAGAATTGATACCATTAAAGATTACAGTAGACGATGCTCCTAGGTCTACTTGTATGTTAGTTCAGAAACCCGGAGATACCTCAGTGTACGGTATGGCGCCAGAGAATTACAGAAAAGTTGATACTCAGGCACTAGATCGTCTAATTACAATATCAGATTTACCTAAGGAAGAAACACCATGATCAAAGATGTATTACAAGACTTAATCAAATATGTTCACAGCGTTGGAGTATTTCCAGCCTTGCATATTACACAGACCGCAGATGGCATGACTATTAAGAGTGCTGCCGCTGACAAAACATCAGTAGTAACTGCTGAAACTTCGCTGAAGATTGGCGACAGCGAACTAGTGTATGGTCTCGGTCAACTCGAACTACTTGACTATCTAATCAAGTGCCCAGAGTACAAAGAAAATGAAAAGATTGCGCTAGTCAATGACGACGATGGCAAGTTGAGTAAAGTAGTGTTTACCAATGCCGCAGGCGACTTTACTAACAGCTATCGCTTCATGAGCCAAACACTAATTGAAACTTTAGTTAAGGCTAACTTAAAAGCCAAAGGCATCCAGTGGCTTGCTGAAGTTACTCCACCTGTAGCTAGTATCCAACGTTTTAACATGCAGGCATCTGCTAACAGCGGAGAGCAGAGCTTTATGATTAAAAGCGATGCAGACAAGCTAGTTATTACTTTTGGTACTCCTGCAACCAGCGGCGGTAGTTTTACGTTTGCCACTGATGTAGTTGGTAAGATTAATGTCCAACAGTATCCAGTACAGACATTCCAAAAGATTCTTAACCTAAGTGCAAACGCTAAGACTGTTAAGCTAAAGATTGCAGACGGTATCATGTGCTTTGAATTGGACAGTGGTTTGGTAAAGTATGAATTCTTTATCATGACGTTGTCTAAATAATTCTTGACTTTAACTCTAATAAAAAGTAAAATAAACACATGTTCGACAGAGATAACCTTACCGCTAAACAAAACGACTATGCAGTGTTTCTTCCTGCACTTAGCGGATTTTACGCAACGTATGTAGGCAAGCAACGGCATGATCCTACATACGTTGACCCTGCACGAGTCCCAACAGACTTCGAACATGGCGTTGAAGGCATGAATTGGTTGAATGCAGACCAAGGCTACTTTACATATAAGTGGAGTTTGTATTCCGCTGGACACGCTGATTTAGATACCACTAAGATTGCGCCAAAAGAAGATATGGTTCGTAATCGGGATCGTGCAAATACATTTTTACTAGGCGACTCTGGCGGATTCCAAATTGGTAAAGGCGTATGGGAAGGCAACTGGAAAGATCCTAACTGTCCTAAGGCACAGAAGAAGCGTGAGCAAGTGCTGGCGTGGATGGATGCATACATGGATTATGGTATGGGGTTAGATATTCCAGCATGGGTTGCTCGTAGTCCTGCTGGACAGAAAGCCACAGGCATTACCACATACGACGAAGCAGTACAAGGTACATTCATTAACAATGATTGGTTTATTAACAATCGCAACGGTAACTGTAAGTTCCTAAACGTATTACAAGGCGAAAATCATACTGATGCCGATGGCTGGTATGATCACATGAAGAAATACTGTGACCCAAAACAATACCCCGGTAGACATTTTAACGGCTGGGCTATGGGTGGACAGAATATGTGCGACATCCACTTAACATTACGCAGACTTGTTGCATTGAGGTTTGACGGTTTACTTGAAAAAGGAATCCATGATTGGATGCACTTCTTAGGTACCAGTAAGTTAGAGTGGGCTACTTTGCTTACAGACATTCAACGTGCTGTGCGTAAGCATCATAACGAAAACTTCACTGTAAGTTTTGATTGTGCAAGTCCTTTCCTAGCAACAGCCAACGGACAAATCTACTACGAAGTTGATACAACAGATCAACAGAAGTGGAGTTACCGCATGAGCCCTAGTGTAGACGATAAGAAGTATGCAACTGATACTCGGCGATTCCGTGATGCAGTTATGCAAGATGGACACTTCCGTAACTTCATCGACAGTCCAATCATTCAGCGCACTGAGATGAAAGATGTTTGCATCTATGCCCCCGGTGACCTAAATAAAATCGGCAAAGAAGGTAAGACTAGCTGGGATAGTTTCAGCTATGCTATCCAAATGGGTCACAATGTATGGACACACATCCATGCAGTTCAAGAAGCTAATCGCCAGTACGATGCTGGCGCCAAGCCTAGCATGCTAATGCACACAGAAGGTGATTTGAAATTCTTCCGTGACATTGTAGAAGACATTTTTGCTACTAGCGATAAAGCTCGTGCAGAAGAACTAGTAGAAGAATACAGCCGGTACTGGATGAGTATCATCGGTACACGTGGTGCTACTGGTAAAAAGACACTTAACGCATCCACTTCCTATAACAAATTTTTCGAGTAAGTTATGAAAAAAAGCCTTATAGTAGGCATGGGCTTTGGCCAAGCAGTATATAAACCTGTATTGGTAAGCCTGGGCTATCAGGTAATCACTGTAGATCCTTTAAAGGATGCAGACTTTAAATCAGTACAAGATGCTATTGCAGAGCATGGTCACTTTGATACTGTTAACATTTGCACACCAAACTGTACACACGAATCTATTGCTAGAGAAGTAGCACCACATGCAAGTGTCATCTTCGTAGAAAAGCCTGGTGTAATTAACAGCGATGCTTGGAAGAATCTAACAATAGACTTTCCCTCGACTAGAATTACAATGGTCAAGAACAACCAGTATCGTGAACAGATTACAAAGTTTAAAGAACTTGCAGATACTGCCACTAGAGTAACAGTTAAATGGAATAGTAAAAATCGTATTCCAAATCCAGGTAGTTGGTTTACTACTAAAGATCTTTCATTCGGTGGAGTTAGTAGAGATTTAATCCCACACATGTTAAGTTATTACTGTGTACTATCAAATTATAAAATCGGGAACAAACTATATGCCAATGCTGTACAGCGGCATGTACTATCAGACATAGTAGACACAGACTATGGTGTTGTTAACCAAAATGGCATTTACAATGTAGATGACTTTTGTGAATTCGAATTCAAAAACGGCAACACTACATGGGTACTAACAGCAAACTGGAAAGATAACATCGCCGACGATAGTAGTATTAGCTTCGAAACAGCTACAACCGCTATAAGATTTGAACTTGGCTTATGTCCAGAAGAAGCATATAAGAAAATGATAGGGTCTGCTATCACTAACCTAAATAATGATGACTACTGGAAAGAGCAACTTGCTCAAGACCTATGGATTCATCGACAAATAGAAAACCTATGACACGTTGTTTACAAACTACAGGGCAGGGCTACTTCGAAGAAGTAGAATACAATAAACCTGAACCC